TCAAGGTCCGCATCGGACCAGCAGCGCCATTGACTTCCGCATCAGAGACCCGAGCGGAAAAGAACTGGCGAACTATCAGGACCCCTCGACATATCGCACATATGAGACTTTCCATCAGGACATTCATTCGGCCTTGATGGAGGATAATCCGAAGCTTGCGGCTCAACATCGCTGGGGTGGTTATTTCAGCGGTCCGCCCGGACACTACGGCGCGATGGATGAGATGCACAGTGATCTCGCCGGTCCAGGCAGAATGGCGGCCGGAGGTTGGGAAAGCGGGAAAACAGCCACTGGCGGTTATTGGTCGAAGGCGCAGAGCAAAGGCATGGGACGTGGTTACAAACGCGGTGACTATCCGGTCGGCACAGCACCCAGATACGCCCAAGATTCTCCATCAGACCGGGGCGCCATGGACAACGCGATGCAGCACAAAGTTACGGGCACCGGCAAGATCAGCGTGGACGTCAATGCGCCAAAGGGCACCAACGTCAAGGCGCAGGGCGGTGGGTTGTTCAAGCAAGTTGAGGTTAACAGACAGACTCAGATGGATCGCGCCTCCCAGCGGGGACAACCGGCGTTGGGAGCCGACCAATAAATGGCTGGAACGATCAGGGACATCAAGATTCCGTGGCGCGACGAGCTGCTGCCCGCTTCATTTCGCGGGAAGATGTTTCACGTCGAGGCGGGCAGCAAGGAGAGCGGCCGCCACGTTGTCGTTCACGAATTTCCGAAGCGCGATTTCCCATATTCCGAGGACATGGGAAAGCGCACGATGGAGTTCAGCGTCCGCGGCTACATCATCACATTCCCGACCGATACCGGCGTCGATCTCTACAGCAAAGATTATCGTGTCGCCAGAGACGCGTTGATCACCGCGCTCGAGCAATTCGGGCCGGCCGTTCTTCAGCTTCCTACCATAGAGCCGTTCAGGGTCATGTGCCCGCAATACCGCTGGGCGGAGGAGGAGCGCGCGGGAGGGTTCTGCGTCTTCGACATGACCTTTGTCGAATACGGGGTGGCTCCGTCAACGCCGGCGACCTCCGCGCAGGATAATCTCAAGAAGGCGTCGGAGGATCTTCGCGCTCGCGTTCTCACGGTGATGACCGGTCTTGAGCAGGCTACGGCGGCTGCGGCAGCTGGCGCTCCGAAACCCCCGCTCGGTCCTGCCGTTCCGCCGTCGCGCCGGATCGCTCATGTTCAAAGATGAAACGAAAGAAGCTACGCCCATCGTTCAACGGGCTCTGCTCAATCTGTTGGGCGTGAGCCTCATGCGGGGCACCGCCGGGTCGGACTTGAGGACTGCCGTCGGGTTGCTCTATGCCAACGCCGCGCAGCTCATCTTCCTCGATCAGCTAGGGCCGCCTCTATCGAATTGCTTCGAGCTCGCGCGAACAAACAATATCACTCAGCCCCAGCTTGATTGGGTCAGGCAGCAGACTGCGCTCGAGGCCCCTGTTACGATCGGCGCGACAATGATCAAAGAATCGATCATGCGCCTGTGTCTCGTGACGGAGGGACTCGTCATCGCAGACATGACTTTCATCTCGCGCTCGGATGTCGAAGCTCTGCAAAAAGTGGTGAATGGGATCTTCGAGAATGCGGAGGAGACCGCGGCGAACGAGATGGATCAGATGACTTATCGCGATCTCATCGAATTGCACGCTGGCATCATCGCCTTTTTGGTTCAGACCGCGAGGCCGCTGCCGGATATGTTGACCTTTGTCTTCGCCGGTCCGATGCCTACGCTGGTGATGGCGAACCGGCTCTATTACGATGCTGGACGCGCCGACGAAATGCGCGATGAAAATAGGGTTGTGCATCCGCTTTTCATGCGACCGGCAGGGCGGGCGCTATCGTCATGAACACGCCGATCAAGCCGCCGATTCCTGTTTCTACCTTTGTGCGTTCTAAGACGCCGGCGGAGCTCTTCGCTGAGGAGACCGCAACCATCGTTGTCGACGGCAAGAAGTTTTCCGACTGGGAAACCGTCATGATCCAGCATCGCTGGACGGAGGCTTATCCCATCTTTAAGTTCACGACGGCGGATGAGGTCGAAATTCCGATGGATTGGCGCCTTCTCCAGTTCAAGCCTGGGGACGAGTGCGCGATCTATCTTGGTAAGCATCTCGCTATCACCGGCATTATTACTATTCGGCAGGCGGCCTATGACGCCAAGAGGCACGGCGTGGAGCTTCAGGGAAAGGGTATTACCTGGTACGCTCATCGGGCTAGCATTCTTGCTCCTCTCGGGAATTTCGATAATCAAAGTTTCAAGCAGGTCGCGGATACGGTGGCGGGGCAGGCCGGAATCAAAGTTCTTCCCGTGGGGATGCTCGACCCCACTCCGTTCCCACGTCTCCAGTGCGAACCCGGGGAGACCTGCTGGGACTTCCTCGAGCGCATTGCGCGACCGCGCAAAATCGTGATGGGCAGCGATCATCAGGGCAATTTTCTGGCGATCGGCCAGCATACCAAGCCGGTCACGGCGGACCTGGCCGAGGGCGTCAACATCAAGAAGGCTCAGGTCACGATCGCCAAGGAGAACATCTATTCGGGGTATTGGGTCATCGGCTCAACGGCCGCCAGCAACGAGCAGAGCGGGACCGCAGCGTCGGAACAGCGGGCAATGGTCGCTGGATCCGCAAAGCGCTACAGCCCGATCCTGACGACGGCCGAGCAGCCGGTTTGGAACCAGGCAGAGATACAGAGGCGCGCCGAAGCCGAGGCCACCTGGCACGAGGGGACGTTCCTCGAGGCGTTTATCACGGTTCAGGGTTGGATGCGCCCGAGCGATAATAGTATCTGGGAGGCAGGCACCAATGTCCGCATCTGGTCTCCCATGGCAATGCTCGACATGGTCTTGAAGATCCAGTCTGTCACGTTCATGCAGTCTCGTGAGGCAGGAACTGAGACGGTGCTCGACCTCGTTGCTCCGTGGCTTCTCGGGGAAACTGGCCACTTTGACATCTCGACGCCGGGGTCGCCTGTAGATCCTAATTTCGCGCCCGCGACAGGCGCCCCCCTCCCGGCACTGCCGAAGCTGCCGTTCGCCACGCCGCCGCTGATATTGGAGTGACCAGATGCATCGCGCCACGCCTGCCAATACTTCCTTCCGCGCTTACTCCAGCGGCGGCGCCCGCACGACCATTCACCAGGCCGATGACTCCCAGTTCATGCAGGAGATGAAGGGCAACATGCTGTTCGGCGAGAGCCGCTCGAAAGTCGAGTCGCCGCAGAATTACGGCTTCACCAGTGTCGTTCATAGCGCCGATCAGGGATCGGGAACAGGAGCTGGAACAGGAGCTGGATCAGGAGCTGGATCGGGAGATGGATCGGGATCGGGCGGTCAGGCGACGAGCGCCGAGGGTTTTATGTCCTTCATTGGCGGCAACCGCAGCTTTCCGGTTTGCGCCATCATGGACGATCGCCGTCATCGCCTCTACGGGATGGCGGAGGGTGATACCGCGATGTTTCGCGGCGCCAAGGATCAGCAACAATTCCACATGACCACGGATGGCGGATTCTGGTCCGCGGACGAGGGCAAGACGGTTCGCATGCAGCTCGTCCCGTCCCAGCAGCAGCAGGGCGGCCAGGGCGGCGCAAGTGGCGGGGGGAGCGGAGGGAGCGGCGGCGGCGCGCAGACGCTTGACGCGTCGTCTGGCGGCGGTGGCGGGGGTGCCGGCGGCCAGAGCGGCCAGGGCCAGAAGCAGATGGGTCAGAAGCCTGTCTACAAGCAGGGCAAGGATTCCGCATACTACGTCGATGTGAAGAAAGACAAGACGACCGCGTCTGGGAAAGAGGTTCATCTCAAGCTTGATGACAAGAAAACTTACGTGCATTGCAAATCGCAGAATGTTTACCTCGGCGGAGAAAATACAGGCAGCGGCGGCGGCTTCAAACGCGTCGTGCTCGAGGACGGGACGATCGCGCAGAATGTCTGGGGGAAGAGCGGCGGCGGCAGCTCGAGCGCGATCACGGTAATGACGAGCACGCCTGAGACGATCGATGGCGGCTTTTTCTGATGGGCGATATACGCCTCGTCCAGCAGGCTACTTTCCCCTACCAGACCGAGGTCTCGTCGGATTGGATGCTACTCGGCGACGGCACGTTAGACCAAACTCAGGCTCTCGCTACGGCAGCCATTGTAGCTCTCGGGACCGATCGTCTCGCGGACGAAGGCGATCTCCTGCCGGATCCGGACTCGACCGATCGGCGCGGCTGGTGGGGCGATCTGGACGCCGAATTGATATGGGGGGCGTGGCCGATCGGGTGCCGCCTGTGGCTGTTGAGGCGGTCAAAG